ATCACGGCTAACTTGAAACAAAACAAACTCTTCCGCGTCCGCGCCGGGTGACCCATTAGGGACAACAGCCGCGCTTTCTGCCGTGATCATAATGTCGTCATTTGTTCTGCTATGCTCTTGCAGTGCCAGCTGCGTTGGTGTGGGGAACACTGTAGTCAGGACACCGCTAGTGGCATGAGCCACTGCCGCGATACTCCAAACAACACCATCATTTCCTGAGCCTTGCCCTGTGGTGGACCAAATGAACTGGTATATTAATCCGACGGTTACATCCCAAGACTTAGGCATCTGGATACTAAAGTAAGCGAAGTCATCTGCGCCCGCAGCGAAGTCCAGTGTACGCGCTGCAAATAATGAAGTACCAATTTCCACGACGTTATTTGCTGCTCCAATGGATGAGGCAGCAGGTTCCATTGCTGCTGCTGGAACGAATATTGTGTGTTGTCCAACTGATGTATTACTTTGGGCTAAGACATCAGTACCAATAACAAGACCAAGAGTAGTTCGTACATTAGAAGCAGCAGCATCATCTAAGAATGTTTTAGCAAAGGCTGTTAAACTAATTACTTCTGCTGTACCACTACCAGTAAATAGAATAGCTTTGTTAGCTGCACTAGTTAATCCTGCAATGGCGTTAAGTTCAGCATCAGCCGTATAGTCAGCTCCCGTAGCACCAGTAGCACCAGTAGCTCCTGTTACTAATCCGAAATCAAACTTACCTGTTGCAAGTGTATATGAAGCTGTAGGAGTTCCCCCTGTTGCTACTGTATTAGTATCATGTGTAGTAGCAATTACTGTACTAACATCCATTAGTGTTATAATGTTGCCAGCAGTTACACCAGTATCATAAGATATAACAGCAGTATGTGCTACAGCAACAACGCCATATCTAGCCCCATCACTTATAAACTCATTAATGGCGTAAGCAGTATCAACAGCCCAAATACCAGCATACGTAGCATCAATACTAATAGACTGCCAATAAGTTGTATTAGCAGTACGATCAGCAGGAAATGTAAGTGAACTAGAAGTTGTATGTACAACTAGTACTTCCCAGATTGTATCATCAGTAGCGTCAATATATCGTTGACCTACTGTAACAGATAAGGCATTCTGCCAGACCCCTTGGACATTACTAACAGCAAGGTAACGAGCAATCAAAGCATCTACTAAGTGCCAGTTATCATGCTCCTCAGTATGCCAAGGAATCTTATCGAAGTCTGTTAGATTAAAGTTGTAGTTTGTTGTTTCAGTCATAACAACTCCTAAACATCAATCTCAGTTCCAACTACCTGCATGTTCATTGCTACCATAGTCAATGTAGCAATTGTATATGTAACAGTATCACCAGCAGATAAGTAATATTCAAATGGTGCTGGAGATGCAGTAAGCTCTGCAGTTGCACCAGTAGGAGCAGCAGCAGTTTCGGGATTAACTAACAACGTACTATTAGAATGCAAGAATCTTGCAGCCGTCATATTAAGTATGACTGCAACATTAATACCATTAACAGTAATCGTTAGATCACCTGTTCCAGTAGACCCATGACTAGCACCAGCCCACATAATTTTACAACGTGCAGCTTTTCCTGATGGAACAGTATACACAGTAGTCGTAGCTGCCGTAGCAGTTGTAGCTTCTCCTAGAACGCCAATTTTATCAGACATTAATATTCTCCTTAGATTGATGCACTACCATATGCGATAGTACGGGGGATTCCTAATGACAATGCCCGTACTCTACTAATACGTACATCAACTTCTTCAGGTGTTATAAAATTATAGTAAACTTGTGCGCCAGCGACACCAGTGCGCGTTTGCAAAGCAGTAATCTCATTGTAAATAATCAGCATTTGAGAACGAAAGGTAGCTTTACTAACCTTCGTGTTATCTGCTGGAAATGTTACATCAACAGAACTAGTCATTGTTATCTCCTTGGTGAGCCTGTTAAATAAGCAAGTGATATAGATACAAATTTCAATGCACCAATAGCATCACCTGACATGCGTAGCTTCTGTAGTTTATATTTAGCAGTCCAAGCATATAAACTCTCTAGTCTAGTGGGCCGTCCTCCACCGTAATCTTCACCGAATTCATCATTACCGAAACCGGGGCTGTCTCCACCTTCAAATACCATAGACAAGGCGGGATCAAGTGCCTCTACATCCCAACCTAGAAGATCATCAAACTTTAATTCGTCCTCTTCAAAGTCTTCACCAAAGTTATTACGATCATTATAAATATTATCAATGAACATATCGACAGTAAACTTGTTATCACCAACAGTATCAAAGTTAATGTAACGACTATTCTTTGTTAGGAACCTATCGTTATTATCAGACCACGGAAGCTCCCATGTAAACTTAATAGGGATGCCACTATCAGCAACAGATGCTACAGGAGTCCAACCAGTATAATCACCAAAGACTGTTTCATCATCAAACATCTCTTGATCACCCATGTAATCTAGATATGTAATGTTGTCTTTATCAGTAGGCTCTCCTAATTGGTATATCTGTGTACCTTCACATAAGAAGATATTCTTAAGCGCAGAACGACATCCACAACGAAAATTCCAGTCCCGCCAATCATGCCAAGCTTCTATTTTCAACTTCTTATTGCGTTTATATACAAAGCATCTAACCTCTGTTGTCTGATTTGCTCCTGCTGCATTAGGTACAAACAACATATAGTTATTAGAAGCACTGTCCCATAGACTCCATACCCTGTCTTCTAAGGAAATGGTAGAATTTATGTTAGCTATTGCTGCATGATAAGCAGGATCAATTAAAGCTGAAGCACTATTTGAAGCTACTGTACCTGTATACAATGTTCTAGTTACTGTAGAAACACTGTTAAAATCTCCAAAGACCATCTCTTCTCCGATAGTCTGGATAATTCTATGAGACACAGCCCCAACATTTTCCATAGCATCACCAAATGTTGGTGTATGATTACCTTCATCATCAAATACAGCTAGTGTTCCCGGTAAAATTGCATCCTCAAACATGACCATAAGCTTATCACGGAACCTACCAAGTCCCTTAATAACCTGTGAACCACTAGGTACACGAGAACCCAGATCAACATTAACAGCATCATTAGGCGCAGAAGCACCTACCCAAGTACCACTAGTATCAGTATTTGAGATATAAAGACGATCTTCAGCACCAGCAGAAAGATCACCAGCCATAATTAGATAACGTCCATGTGCCACAACGAAACGAGCAATAGGAACAAATGCATTATTTAAATCTGCTAAGTCAATTAGATAAGAAGCTTGCATAGATGTATTAACTATAACAGGCTTATTAACTCCATTACATATAATAAGATCACCATTGAATATAGCAAAAGAGGCAAATGATGTAGCTACCCAACCACTAGGATTACCTGCTAGGTTATTAGCCCAATCATCACTCCATATAGATAAGACACGCCCATTAGCATCTATACTAACTATCTGTCCATTATCACCAACAGCTACAATATACCCATTGTAATACTCACAATTGATAATCTCAGTCATATACTCAAAGACATCAGCAAACAGTTTAGTACCGGGACGTACTTCATTAGCACCATCAACACCACGTTGCATGTTCTCTAGTACCTTAGAATACTTAGTATCTAAGTTTAGATCATTGTCTATAACATTCCACCCACCAGAGAAGTCTCTGATAGTAGCATCAAGCATAAGATTACTGCGCTGTACTTGAGAAGATCTGCCTCTTGGTCCTTGTGGGAATAGGAATGTATCAGCCATCAAGGTAATTCCACAAAGCTAAACGTTTGTGGTAATGCTGTAACAGGATCAAGACTAATAGGTGCAGAATTAAATGTGTTCTTCATCTGTTTAACTCTAGCTTCAAATAGTAGTTGGAACTTCTGACTAGCATTAGGGTTCGTACCATCATCTTCTAGGTAATCAAATGTAGCTCCTAGAATAAGAGCCTGATCATCAAAGTCTATTTCATCAGTACCAACAAAGGTATCTGGTTTAGTTCTATACTGTACAATAACTGTACCTGTAGCAGTCTTAGGCCATATCTGGAATACTCTATTAGTCTTATAAGTACTCGTTGGTCCTAATGATTCATAATGAATAGGTACTGTGCCACTCAATTCAAATGGATTAGTTGTAAGAGGTGACATCTTAGTTAATGGCGTAGTTGAATTCTGTGGGAATATAACACGAATATCTTCAAAGCGTTTAAGTAGGCTTGTCAAGTCTGTAGTTACGATACCTAGTGTGCCATCTAAAGTCCACGTTGCCCATGTAAGAAATTGAGGCCAGAATACCTCATCAAACAAGACATCGAACTTGTGTTGG